GTTCCGATGTCTTGCGACACGAAGGACATAACGCTATTGTCAAAGACAATATTGGTATGTATTTTCGGGTGCGCCTAACAGTTGTAGAGCATCTCTATAAGAGAGAGTCGACTTCTGTTCGGACAACACTCGCCTTCCCTGAATACGCTCGCTTTCGCGAGTGTATACAGGCGTCCAACCGTAGTTGCACCGAGTACGATACGGTATCGTATACTCGAGGCCACGCTCGCTAATCTCACCCTTACGGATGCGATTCAGCGAATCCAGCACATGATACCAATCATGCTGAGAAGGGCTATCAATGATAGCCTTCACCTGGAGGTGCCTGGTAACGTATATATGCTTGTTGCGATCCCACTTAAAGGTGGGTTCGTTCCTTGCAATCCGTTCCCAGGACCAGTCAACGTATTCAACGATCCCAGACGCCAGGAGGTTGTTGCTTAATGGCAACACTTTCTGGTGTTTTCGGACAATCGAATAGCATTGACACGCGGTTTCTTCGTACCCTGCTACCCTTAGGTTCTTTCCTAAGGCGCATAGGGATACGAGGTCGAGTTGTGAGGTAACATTGTGCGTTTTGATACGTATAGGAGTAATATCGAAGCCATTGAAGGCATCGACACCACAGGACTCTCGAAAGAGCCCCTTATGAAAACACTTACCAGGATTCGGTACGAGACCGGACCTGATAAGGGCCTGCATAACTCCATGATAGTATTTAGACGGCACGATGATATCATCACCGAAGACATCGATGTCATCACAGATTACTCCATAATGACACTCGATGCCTGAACGAACCAACGCCCAGAAAATAATACTCTCAATAGGAAATGCAGTTGCATTTCCCATAGGAGCATATTTTCTAAGCGGATGTAAGCTACCATCGAACAAACAGACATGAGAAGCACGACAGCACTCAAAGAAGCGACTCGCGGAACCGAAGAGGTACCGGAAGAGCTCCAATGATATGCGGTCACTAGCATCCTTCAAGTCAATCGTCGCAAAGCGACGATTAACGGAAGACTGCAATGCCATACGTTGATTAACTTTCTGATCCGCGAATCGAATTGATTCGCGAGTCAGAGGGTGTCGACATATAGCATCCTCTAAGACTGTTCGCAGACCCTGTTGAATCCAGATCGCCTCGCGGGGGTGCACGCTGATTAGGCGTGGGCCACGTGAATCTTTCGGGACGCAGGTTAACTTCGCAACGATATTTTGTTGCGATTTCAACCTAGCTGACCTAGCCGCGCCTTCCATGATTTGACTTGTAGTCATTTCAAAGAAGTCGAAGTAGGGATACAGCTCGTCGATGGGGTCATAGATAGTATCGAAGGAACTCTTCTCAGAGGGGGCAAAACTCGGGTAAACCGAGCCTGGCCCATGAAAAGGTCCTATCGATCTGAAGTCACACTTCGCAATAACTCGCGAAATAAACTTCTTAGCTCCGGAGAAGAAAGGACTTCCTCGATGACTACTAAAGTAATCATTAAAGGTGTCCAAACTCGTATCCGTTTCAACGAACGAAGCCTGCGCTTCGCTTTGTTGTGATTTGGTTGGTTCATATTCGGCTTTGTAACCGAAAACAAGGATTTGCCTGATAGCTCTAAGCACCGAACATTGATACGGCGTTGGGCCGACTAGGCCAAACGTAGTAGCATTGTAGAATTCACGCCACAGTGGAAACATCCACGAGGGGAATTCTGGGCACTTGCCCTGGTGTTCGAGGAAACCAAGCAACTCTTTGTCTAAGCGTGGACCGTCATTGACGATCCAAGCCATATCGATGTCATGAGGGGCGCTTATGCGCACACCAAGATTATGCGATATGTCGATTAGCAGACGATTGAATAAACGTATTACGTTGTTCATGATGCTGATGTACAGACTGTCTGGTTCGGTTTAGAGGTCATCTGGCAGATTGCCAGAGCGTACCTTCCTGACAAAGGGAGCAATTACTGCTCCCGATTCACGAAGATTTCATCGGCCAAATCAAGGCCGCTGTCATCTTCTTGAACGGTGGAAACAACTCGCTGAACGACCGCTAGGACGTCCGACGAGGTGACCCCCGTGTCCTGAGGTACATAGACCGTCAAGACCGCACGGACCGGGATAATAGTTACCCCGTCCGCCGACAGTAGATACCGGTCGAAACGCAACTGAGACTGAACAGTGACCTTACCGGTCTTCTTTTCAGTCGTAGTGTTGTGCCGAATCGACATGACTTCCGGGAGGTTGACACCTCGCGAAACTTCACGCCGCTCAGATCCATCCTTGCCTGTGTAGGCTTGGTTGAAGCTGAGGGTATCGATGGTTAGGTTAGCGTTCATGTATGGTACCCCTTATGGGGACATTATGTTCCGACCTGACTTTGAAGCGGACCGGCCTTTATAGGCTTTGTCAACTTCAAACGACTCGCTACCAATTGGTAGAGCAGCGCCGCCGATAAGGCGAGCTGCTTCTTTCCGAATCGGCCTGACGTATTCACGGAAAACCCGTGATACGTCGGGGCTTCGCGACGATATAGACTAATTAGCGTAGTTGCAACCTGCGTACCTTGGAAACCACGAGGGACATGACTGCCATAAGTGTCAGTCATTACAGCTGAAAAGCTGCCCTTCGTAGTAGCCAAGCAACCACTAATAGATTTGCTATTCCCCGTAAGGAGATTATCAAGCCCATTAGTGATAGATTTCAGGTCAACGAACCAATCAAGTACAAACGAGAACGGAATCCGTTCCCACAAGTACGAGGCTGGTCCGTTAGACCCGAACCGACTCATGAGATAGTTCAGTTGACCCATAATTGGGCTACTGTAAGCTACGGTGTTCACACCCCGAAGTGCCACAGTTCTTGTGACACGGCCGGAGTGATCCCATCGAGCGCTATCATGATGCGGCGCAGCAGAGCTATACGGCGTTACAAAACCAGAGGTCTTGTTATAAACCGTAACCTGTTTACCGGCCTGCGATAGTGCTTTTGCCATGTCAGACTTAATGGTCTTCATGACTTTTTGCATTTTTCGCATGTCGCTAATCAGGGGAGCCAGGCCAAACGACCAGAGAAGATATCCATTGGATATCTTTCTGAGCGCACGGGTGACAGCCGTCCCTTTTACAGTCTCTTGAAGAGAATGTATAGAGGCCGGTAGCTGAGGGCTTTCCACAATATTGAGGAGGTTATCCACCTCGTTAGTATTGAGGAACTGCTTCTCAGCTTCAGCTATTTGCTGTTCAACCGACTTGTCGAACGTTATAGGGAAGTCATTCAAGTCCCGGTAAGCCGGTCCTTGATTGGCCCCAAACGTTTTCCAGTAGGCGTTAGGACCACGGTATTCATTCGTGGTCCCGGTTCCGGGGAGTGATCCCCAGCTCGCACTGGTTGAGGTATAGCAGCTGTTCTTGATCACATAGTGATCACACGGCTTCCAACCTCTACCCGTAGGTATATCGCTCATTGTCTCAATCTCACTCCCAGTGGTGATAGCGGGGTAATCACAGCCGGTGTTCTGTTGAACACCGTTCTGGTAGAACGCACCGCAGCCACCAGGGGTGACACTAAGGTTAACGATCCTGGTTCTAGTACGCATAATTAGAGGTGGGCGCGTCACG